CAGGCATAGGTCCATCTTCGGTTTGAAGTACATGAATCTTCTTTTTCCCTTTCCAAACAATATGGTAAACTTCTAGCTTATCTCCTTTTAAATCTCCCTCAGATAATAAGTGATTGTAAAGATGTGAGGGAGAAGTCAGATATGTACCGGTAATACTTTGTAACTCTTTTACTTCTTTTTCTTTTAAATCTTCATAATATAAATCTACTACATCAGATAAAGTCATGTAGTCTCTGTACACTGCCCAATCGCCATCTTCTACCATATCAGTATCAGGGGATTTATCGTAATCTAGAAAAGGAGGAGAGATAGCTTTGTAGAAAACTTTACCATGTTCTACTGTTTTATAACTGTAGGTTTCTCCAGCAATCATCCAATGTTTAAAACACTTCAAAAGTTTAGCTTTTATAAACTCGTCCTTGATAATTCTTTTAACATACTTCTGTCCTTTAATAGCAAGTTTATCTTTAAAAGAAGCAGCAGCCCTTTCCCTCACTTTTTCAGGCAACTCCAAAGATTCCATTTGTTGCTGTACTTGTTGCGCAGCTTCTTCAGATACCGGTTCTCCTTCTGGAGTTAATAGTCCATTCTCTATAAAAGATTGTGCCAACATTCCTTGAAAATGTTGAGTAAGATTCTGCATAACGGTATTGTTTACTTCTTCTTGAAAGGAAGAGTAAGCATCATCTGATAAATTTGTTACAAAGAATTCAAAAGGTCTTCTGGGATACTCTGAAATTAAAAGATCTAGGTTTGGCCTTAAAATATTAATAGGTCTGATTTTAGCAGGAAATCTTTTATGCTCTTCTTTAGTAGCATTTAAAGGATTTGTATGTTGAGTAAACCAAGCTTCAGGAAACTTGGAATTGTAAACATTATATAATTCTGTGTAATTCTTTCCAGATCTAGCAGTTTGACCAGAACCAAAACGAGATACTTGTATAAAATATTTTGCATTTTGTTTAAACCAAGAAAAATCTTCCTTGATTTTTTCTGCCCAAGATATGATTTGAATTGGTTTTCCTTGAGAGTTAGTTTTTGTAGACATGACAAAGATTTAAACAAAAATACATCAGTATAGTGATACTATTCCATTTTCTGTGTTAGAAGATGTTCCAAAAAGAGGTCTTGAAAAGAAATCAGAAGTTTTTTGAACTGCCTCAATCTGTAAAGCTATATTCTCCTTTAACATAAACATAGCTATTAAACAGGACGACATTCTATCCGAGTTAGCAATTCCTCCTTTTCTTAATTCCCTTAAAAGTCCCAGATCATAGATTTGGTGTATGTTGTATACCGGAGAACCGTTGGCATTGTATCCTCGTACATCCATGTGCCATTCTACCATATAAGCCATACCTAACTTTTTTCTATCCGTGGACATGTTCATTAAGAAAGCTCTGTTTTTTATGTTGGAGGCATACTCTCTGTTATGAAGCATTTCAGGTTCAAAGTCTAACCACTGTAAAAGTCTTTTACCTTTTGCATAATCTACTACTCCTTGACCACCTCCAGAGTTTTCTCCTTGTGCTGTAGCATTGTAGTACCTGCAAAAATTAAAAAGAATTTCATAGCAGGAAGTAAGTTTTCTTCTTCCTGTAAACCAGGCTACCGGTAAATTCACATAAGATTTAGAAAATTTATTATCTAATTTAAACACCCTGATATCAAACAAAGAAGTTAAATCTTCTGCATCATCTTTGTAAAAAGCATCAAAAACTACCTTGTATATTCCTGGAGGAACATTCCCATTAGAATCTTTTACAGGTCTTTCACAGATTGAGATACACCCAGTTAAATCGTCTTTCTGCTTATGAGGATATGTTACAATAGGTCTGGCATCTGGTTTAATAATAAACTCTACTCCTCCTTTAGCAGTATCAGAACTTACAAACTCCCCATGGCGAATAAGCTGCTTTAAAGTATTATCTGATTCTAAACGTCTGATTTGTTTATCAATCTCACTTACATTAAAGTCATTTTTGTGTAACCTTTGGAAAAGCTCTGAAGGTTTTTGAGGATATTCAGCTTTCCTTCTGTCTAAATCTTTTGGATCTTTTGCCTGACTTTTAATCTCTCTTTCCTTATTATCTGAATCCAAGGCTAACTGATAGTCAATGTTTCCATTAGCATCTGTGTACTTAAAGTTAGCTCTAAAAGAAGGTACAAAATATCCTACTTCTGATAAATCTCCATTTTCCCAAACATTTGGAAAAGCTAACATGTTCCATTGGTGAGGCTGTGTAAAAACAGATTCTAATCCTTCAATAGAAGGCCCTTCTTCTCCTCCGGTACCAAATACAGAAACTTGTCCTACATAGAAATCTCCATCTCGCATAGAACCTAAACAAATTTCTAAAGCTGCAGAAAGGTTTTTAAAAGACCCTCCTTCCTCAAATACTATTTTCTTCCCACGTTTACCTCTGGTCTTATTTGGATTTTCTACAGTCACCCCCATAATTTCTGCCAAAGTACCTTGCTCTTCTCCATACTTATCCATGTAAGAAGCTCTTTGGTGAAGAAGAGTGTTTTTCTTTTGTCTATTCTGTTTCCAATAAGGACAGTAACTATTAACCCAATCTAATCCTTCTTGCACTTTATTTAAGATTCCATCTTTGATAAGGTATTCTTCTAATGAAGCAAAGTAATAAGACTTAGATCCCGGAATAAAATTAAAATTATACACTCCATCAGCAGCTTCCATGTAAGAGAATCCTGCTCCACGAGTTTTACCACAGCAGAGATGTTTACCTCCTGGGGATTGTACTCCCATGAATGTTCCTCCATGCCAAGCAATATGTTTAAATCTCCACCACTCATACTGCATTTCATTGAACCTGGGAAAGTCAAAGATTTTATCAGCTGTTCTCTTTGAAATGTTTCCTTTTCCATCTCTGGATTCTTCTAAAGCTTTTAAAGCAACACTATCTGGAACTTTCCACATAGGCTGAAAGTTTAAGTGGAAGTAGTGTCTACCGGATACCCAGACATTTCCTACTTTGTATCCTTTCATACATCTTTCTTCATGAAGCTTCCAGTACTCTGTATACTCTTTACTTCCTCTTGGAGCTTTAGTATACCTACCTCCATTTCTTTTAAAATCTATTGCTGCTTCCTTAAAGTATTGAGTATTTACAAGATTATGCCACATAAGAGTTTTTAACTTTTTCCTGTAATTCTATCCATAATATCTATCAAAGCTACAGGTGCATCAGCATCAGTTGAATCTTCTGACCATTCAGCAGAAGTTCCATCCGATTCAAAAGACTGTCCTTTAGATCGTTGTAATTCTTTGTCTCCCATTTCAGCTAAACCTCTGATTCCGGAAGAGTTAGTCATTTCAGTTTCTATCCTTGTAGCCAACTTAGACAACTCATCATAGGCTTTATTGGTTTTAGCAATATTGTCTATGTACTGGTTAGGAGTATAAAGAAGTTTTCCTTGTTTATCTGTTTTACCAAAATCAATAGTAGTAAAATACTCATCCATTTTATCTAACCCTATTTTAGCAGCTTGGTAGGATTTATAAGCTCTGCAGGAATGATACAATAATTTACTGTAATACTCCATGGCTGCTTTTAACTTTGGACTCTTAATATCATCTTCAGTTAAATCTGCTATTCTTTGAGCTTCTTGTAACCGATCTACTTCTTTCCACTCTCTTAACGGGGAAGAGAAATCAAGTACAAGATACATGTATGAGAGGTATTTCCTTCCTTTGGGATTGGAGTATTTGATTTTATTCTGGGAATCTCTGAACAGGTTTTGAAGTTCAGGGATTAAAGATATCCAAGGTTTGTTTACAATGGCTTCACCATCAACTGTTACTTCTAATAATTTCATCTATTTGATTTCGTTTATTAAATCTGTTTTGAACTCTTTTAGCAGGAGCTTTAAACTTTCCAAAGAAAGGAATCATAACAGTTTCGAAGTTTCCTTCTTTAATTGTTTTGGCTGTAAACCCACAAACAACCTTAAAAATCTCTTCAACTGTTCGAGGAGTAACTTTAGTTTTTAAAGCTACATCTTCAAACAAAGATTTATTCATTGTTTTCTCCATGAATCAAAGAGTTTAAGAGTTCCAGCAACCCCTCTTGGTTTGTACAATAAAAGTATTGATGCTGGCCATGTTCCCCTCCATCAGGTGCACACTTGTTTCTAAGTACATTAAAAGTAGCCGGAATAGGAGCAGAAGAATTGTGAACAATAAACAACTCCAAACCATCCACAGCTGCTGTCTTCTCCTCTTTCCCCAACAGCTTGTTGTACTCTTTTACTTTTAACCGGATCTCCTCATCTAAAGAGGGAGTATTCTCAAGTTCTAAAGTTTCTTCAGGAGGAAAAGTTTCAGTAGAATCTACAGATTCAATAGAATCTACAGGTTTAGTAGAATCAGTAGCATTAAAAATAGGAGTCTCAGTAAGTTTAGCAGATTTAGTAAAATCAATACTACCCCCTGTAAAAGTAGGATTCAGTGGACCGGAGTCAATAGAGTGTACATCTGCTTGTAAAAGTTCATCTTGCATAAGAAAGTTTTTAAAGGTTAAAGTTTTAGACTTCAAAGGTAGAAAAAAATTTTTTAGAAAAAAAAATAGAAACTGATGTGTATGTTGAAGGTCTGGTACCACTTCTAAGACCTCGCCCCCTACTCAAGTAAGCCAGGAAAGTCCCCCAGTGGACTATCTTGCGGGTGAGTAAGTGCGAACAATAGTAACACTGAATCGGTACAATATCGTAGCCCCGACAGGCATGTATGACTCTAAGCTACCTCAATCGGCAGAGTAATGTTTTAAGTTTGTGGTTCTCTCAAACCACGTTGTTACAAATGGCTAAGATTTCAAGCTCCTTGTTACCAAAAGTTCAGTCCACTTCGTTAGGACGAGTTACTAATGCAACCTCTGTTGAGGAGGCTATTGCAACAGTTAAACAACGTTTAGCAAGTGCGACTTTGGTTACTGAACAAAATGTTATTGATCGTTCTGCAGTTTCTGGTGTTATTCTTCAGGGAGCTGCACAAGCTAATGTGTTAACAGGTAAAGACGGTTCAGGACGACCACACATTGCTGTGCGTACTAATTTCTATCTGTGTACTCCGGTTATTATTCAGCAGTTTGTTACTGGTTTAGCTACCATGACTACCATTGAAGACGTACTCAATGCTTACTATGGTTTCATTGACAATCATTGTATAAATGGTGTCATTTGGGACAACGAGGCTTCATGGGAAAGTCGTGGAAACCAGGGGAAATGGTCTGGATATTTACGTGCCGACGCTACAACAGGAGACGTATCTATTTCTGGTTTAGCACCTGAAAAGGCTCAAAACGTGATTAAAGCACGAGCAATTGTTCAAGATTTTGACGCAGTTGTTGAAACTCCTGTTGCTAATGCTGGTGCTCCAACTCCTCCAACTGGTTCAACTCCTCCTCCTCCAAGTGCTCCAGGTGCTCCGGCAAGCTGGAAAAATCCTACAGGAGACGTATTTGCTGAATCAGCTTTGGTTGCACAAGGTTGGACTCCTGAACTGTTATCCGCTAACGGATACACAAGAGCGTAGCCTGATTACAGGTAACCTATTACGCTTAGAAACTCTCTCCCTTCGGGGAGGGAGTTTTCTTCCTTACAGCTTACTGTGTGTTGCAGTACGTAGGCAGTACGTACCAATACGTAGGCAGTACGTAACCAAACGTAACTATGGGGACTGTGCCGGGAGTTGGCTAGTCTCCCCCACACTAGTCTCTGCTTTCTACTAGGTACATCTCCAACTCTTTAGGAGAAAGAAGTCTTTTGATATCTTCTGTAGTTGGTTTCCAGTTCTTATCCTTTAGATACATTTTCTTAGAGTAAGAGTACAGCGCACTGTAAACAGCAAGAGGTCTGCCTTTTCTAATCTTGGAAGGGTTGACTAGGTACATGTCAGTTCCATCAATTGATTTGAGGATTCCTTTCCTTTTTAACTGAGCTAAAGCCTGTCTAATCCTACTATTGGGTTGTGTACAATACCACAGAGGATTGTTAAGCTGTAGTTTCTGTTGAATCTCTATGATCAGCTTGATAGCAGCAGGAGACAGATCCTGGTAAATATCTGCAGAAGCAATGAATATTTCTCCAGGAAGAGTAAATCCTCTAATCTCTGATTCTACCTGAACAATAGTCCCATTGTCTAGCCTATCCTGATAACTCTTTCTATGAGTTCCCTGCTCCAACAGTCCTATAACTTCCTCAGCAATCTGATAATGTAACGGTATCCTAGCCATAAATTTTGTATTGTACAAATATACTTGGAGACAGAAAAAGCTCCAAGAAAAGTGTCACTATTTTGTAGCTGTTTTTAAAAAAGTGTCACTAAATAGTGACAAGTCAATCCTCTGTAACCCTTGTAAACATTGAATCCTAACAAGTCATTAACTATGAGATATTATTCTATAGGAAATTTAAGGCTTAAACATTGTCTCTAAACTTTCTCCTGGAGAAGAGAATGGACTTGTCAGGGGCTCACGCCCAAGAACCAAAAAACCATCTTCCTTCCTTTTTCTACTCTCCTCTTTTCCTCTCCTTCCCTGGAAATTCCTGTGAAGTTTTTTCCTTTTCCACTTCTCCTTCCTCTCCTCCAACTTCCTCCACTTTTCCCACCTTCTTCTCACCCTCCAATCAAACTTTCTACCAACCTTTTTATCCTCCTCCTTCCCACTTAACCTCCTTTTACTCCTAATACTCCTTCCTCTAGTATCAAGAAATTCTTAATACTATGAAGTTTTGTACTTATATATTTAGTCTGTTTAACCCTCTAAACTCAAAATCATGAACAAATTTGAATTAATTGAAGACAACTGTCTTGGTAACAATCAAGACTTTGATGCTGAAAAAGTGCTTTTACTTGAGCAAGGATTTACCCTTGTTCACCAATACACTCATCCGGCCATTGGTCGAGTGGCTGTGTTTTCTCAGGCTGAACCTGACCCAGCAACGCAAGCAGATAATGCTAATGAGTTCGCAATGCAGGGATAGTCTGATTACCTACAAACCTCGATATTGAGTTTAGGTAGGTTTAAACTCATGCAGGGATTTCCCCTTGCATTACTATACAAGTAGGCTGTGATACAAGCTGAAAATGAAACAAACTTCAACAAGTGCCATACCAGGGTGAGAGTTATCAACTCATCTGTAGGCCGTAACTTTTCGGAAGGTGTCTTGGTAGGACATAACCTTTTGTACCGGGCTGAGAGCCCGTTTTTGAACTACACAGATAGTAAACGCAACACCAGCTCGCTTTAACCTGCAAGACCCTGTAAAGGGAGAGACTCCGGTTAAGGTGGGAACAAGTCTGGTTCTGTGTAGTTCCTTTTAATGCACCATTCTCACGTAGATATGAAGACTTCTTAGAAGAAGTTTTAGATGTCTCTATTTTTAACTCAAAAACTCCTGACGAGGCATAAACGTATAATATTATGAAAAAGATAATTCTTTTAGGTTTGTTAGTTTTATTTTTATGTCCTATTACTATTGAATATAGTCATGATGGGACATGTGAATGTGATGGCTTGGATAGTCATTGTCAGAAGGTTATGGATAATCATATTACATTATTAGGATATTTAAGTCTTGATAAGGATAGTGATTATATTGAAGATATTCATATTGGTTGGTAAAATAAAATAATTAAATCATGAAAAAATATTCAAACACTAGAATGTTCATAGAATACATTCTTATTGTATTTTGTAGTTATTTATTAATATCTTTTATTATTTCTTTCATTGGAGGATATGGTTATAGGTATATTTTAACTCATTGGGGTCAACTATATGGAATTATTTTTTTATATTGGTGGATTCCTTTTCCAAGAATGCTAGATATGGATGATGAGAATAACTAGAGATATAAGAAAGTAGTTTTGAGTTCACCTGCGATTACATCAACGGTGAACTTATTTTAGAGTGCATAACAGGTAATGCTGTTAGGTCTGATTTTACAATCAGGTTTAGGTCTATACGATGCTCAAACTCAACTGCTGTGGTCTATTAGCAGGATAATCTGAACGACCTTTATTTTATGGTACGTAAATACATTGGAACAAGTCTTAGCTTTTGTATGCAAGACATTCTTAAAGGAAAAGTAAGCATTGATGAAATCTCTGCTATTGTTACTTCAACTGCATTTGACACTGTACAAAAAGCATTTGATGCTTATTATACAAATTCTTATTGGATGGATTTTGATTCTGAAACAGTAATGCAAACATTAAACAAAGTTTGGCCTATTGTATGTCAGCCAAGATTACAGTCTAATATGTATGAACATAGAGGTCATTATGCAGGACAAGGATTTTGGCTCAACACTCAAACTGGTGAATATACTAAACATTTAAATGTTGTTAGTCATGGCTAAGTACACATTTGAAATGTCTTGGAATTATTCAGAAGAAGAGTATGAACAATTCCTTCAGGATCATAAGCTCACTCACCTTAAATCTCATAAAGAGAAATATTTTAAGGTAGGTGATGCTTTAAGGTCTGAAAAAGGTGCTATTTCTCGTATAATGGATAAATTCAAGAACTATGAAAATTGTTCTATGGACTATACCATTGCTAACAACAAGTTAGACAATGAGCAAATGTATCTTCAATTTGGTCAAGAACACAAATAATGTTGTAATATAATACTTTGGACCTGAGATTAGCTATCTCTAAAAGGATTCTTTAAAGTACTAACTGATAGTTTCACCTATTAGGTATTACAACTGTAGTATTGTTACCTTTTCTTTAACCAGGTGACTACCCAGTAAGCTGCTGGCGTTTGGTAGAGTTTCAGATAACTATCACAAAAAATTGAGCAAGACTTGACTACAATGATAACAACCCATAAGAGGGTCAATATGTAGTATAATGCACTGAAACCCATTAATTAATCTGAAGGTTGCAATGCTCAATTTTTTATTTCATCAGCAAGACTGTGAGCTTTAATGCTAAATGGAAACCATGACAGGCTCCACTATGAGCTAAAAAGTGTATAATGTAAAGATTGATACTCTTTATATTGAAACAAACTAACGTAGAAGACTGAATTGTTGATTTATAATCAATAATTGAATGAACGAAATTAGAACATTAGTAATACTGTTATTTTTAACAGCCTGAGATTTATATTCTTTCAAAACTGGCAAAAAGATATGCGAAAGATTATATAAGCTGTATTTTGGCATCAACCGAACAATGCAGGTTCTAAGGGTGTGTAGGTTAACCACATCCATTTTTTATATTTAATAACAATTTAAAAATTATAATTTATGACTATTGACAACACAGGTTTCTTAGGAGATTATCATTATGGTTTGTATAATAACAAACCAGCTTATAAAGATATTTATAAGAAGATAATCTATGTCTTTAAAGATATATCAGCTAAACGTATTAACACAAGAAATAATTTCAATTCAGAATCTAAATGGTATAAGATAATGTTTGTAACAAACAAACAACTTTTATCTATGGATTATTTGAATGAAATTAAGGATTGTGTTTTTGATGGCAAACTTGGTACAAGATATTCTACTAGATCTTCTAGTGGTAGCTATCATTGGTGTTTGCGTCAAGGAGGACAAATACCTGTAGCTAGAAAGCCACACTGAACTAATTAATCCAAACTTTAAAGTACACTTCATTATCATTCAGCTCTTGGGATAGAGGCTAATTACCTATTGTCTGGGAGCTTTGTTTCTGCAGTTTTCTTATTCTGTTTGAATTTATTAGTTTTTTATTCTCTTTGCACGTTCTCACGTGGATATAAAACTTCTTACCGCCATAACAATCTAACCCCACAGCTGAGTGGAAATGGTTATATAAGTGTAAGATGTTAAACCATCTGATTAAAAGGTAAAACGCCTGTATAGATACCTTCGCAAAGGTAAGTATGAAAAATGCTATACATTTAATCAGTCTCCCAAGGGTGAGCAGTTGTAATATAAAAATTCCAATATGTGCTAATAGACGTATTAGTATGAAGCGGGTTACCGTGCTTGGTTAGGTTTAAAGAGATGTTGAAATAGTACATCATCCTTGAATATGTTACAACTGAGTGCAAAGGGATTAAAAATAGGTGTATAGTTCAAGCGGTTAGAACGCTTTTACGTTAAGTAAAGGAAATCCAGGTTCAAATCCTGTCCTGACTACTAAATGAAATAAAATGGAGAAAATAAAAAAGTATTACCCATTTTGGTTGGGTCTTTTAGTTTTTATTACCTTAAATGGTTTTGAAATTATTAGAGAAGCACCAAGCATGGGGATGTTAATAATGTATCTAATCGGATATTTTAAGTTAACAAAACTACATGATTAAATAAACAATAGTCAGGTGGCGGAATTGGTAGACGCTATACTTAAGCAGTTGAAGCTGGGTAATTCAACAATACAGGTTCAAATCCTGTCCTGACTACAAACCATTAAAAGAAGTTTATCCATTAAAAAATAAGTGAGAATGAGTAGCTGTTTTTTCTTTTAATTTTAAAATTTTCTTTATGAAACCACTACATATCTATTTGGGATTCAACAATGTTATGAGAGATTCTATGGGAATAGAAGTTCCTGGTTCTACCGAAGTAGTAAAAAGTCTTCAAAAAGTCGGCCATAAAATCATCTTAAACTCCTCATTAGCTGACTTGTACAATAAAGAGGATTTAGAGTATGCTTTAGATTGGCTTAGAAATCGAAAAGTTATCATAGATACTTTTTCTGTTTCCAAAAGACAACCTCAACCTTTCACACTACCCCTTAATCAGTTTATAATTCACACTGATCCTATAGATGGAGGATACATTTACATAGATTCAAAATCTTTAAATACTCCTCTACTTTTTGGAATTGTAAATTGGACTAAGGTTGCAAGTATTTTGCAAGAAAACGATGTTTTTAATGTCACTTAAAAAACTATATTATGGAACGATTTAAAATAATTGACCCAAGTGGTCGAACTTCAAACACAAGGTATGAAACACTGAAAGAAGTCGTAGAAGACTTACTCTCAAGTAAAAGAGATTTATCACTGCAAAAATACTATGTGGAATGTTCGGTTGATGATATTGAAATTGAAGCAGATGATCTTATTGCTGTATGGAATGATGGTGAAAGACCTGAAGATTTACAATTTTTTTAAAAGTATCAAAATGGAAACAATAATAAAAACCCTTAAAAAAAATAAACCTTATGTCAAACTGCTACGATTGCAAATTTCGAGGAGATGTTCCTGGTTTTGCACACTCTTGTTGTACTTTTGTTCCGGAAGAAATGAGAGTAAATCTTATGCTTCATTATCTTCAGGGAAAAAGATTAGTTTTAACTATAGAAGAATCAGAAGAACCTACTCCTTTATTAGAACTCAATAGCCATGGAGTTAAAAATGGCTGGGCTAATTGGCCTATAGGCTTTGATCCAGTTTGGATATCCAACTGTAAACTTTTTACTCACAAAAATCAATCACCTTTAAATTCTACCACATGACTTTAATTTTACTTTCTTTAGCTTTTTTCTGGATTGGTTCCGGAGTAAGCACTTTGTATAACATGAGTTATTTTGTTCATGAATACATTCACATTCATCCTTTTTTCCAGGTTTTAGTCTGGCCTTATGTACTTTGGAAAATTCAAAAGGAGATTCAGTTAACAGATCTTCCTTTATTTCAAGCCAAGTTGTATACTGTTGGTTATACTTCTACTTGCTTTTTTCTTCTTATTGTTTTAACAATATTCTTGTACATCATAGAACTAATCTTATGAAACTAACCCCACAACAAGCGCTTGAAGAGGCACGAAAGAGATACCCAAAGGGGACTATTTACAAATGCGCCAGCGAGAATTATCTTATATTTGACGTTGAATCAGTAGAGGATTTTAGTATCTATCGAGATCAGATTTGTGCCGAAGAATTTAAAGGAGTACTTTATGATTTACAAACCGACACATGGGCCAAAATAATCAAATCCCCGAAAAGCCTTGAAGATAGGTTGGTTGATGAGTTTGGGTTTGTGAAGTGGGCGTTCCCTGTAAAGTGGACGTTTCTACATGGCAAATTCACTACGAACCGATATGAGAAGGACGGATTAAGCATTGACTTTGATTATGAGAATGGCAAAGTAGTATCTATTGATGCAAAGATTGAAACCCCTTTAATATCTGACCCCAACCCCAACAACCTTGAGGACTTCATCAAGGCTTATTTGGGGTTGTTTTAAACTCTATGGGACCTGGCCCGAATCCAGGATTAGATCTTTAATTCTATTCAGAATCTCACCGAGTTAAGCGACTCGGTGAAACGGAGAGGTGGCGAAATGGTAACGATACTTTATTTCTAAAATAGGTAAATTGTAGGTTCGAATCCTACCCTTTCCACAAACTAAAAACACACCGGCTCTGTTATCCGGATAAAATTATGAATTTATTAATCTATTTATTATTTGGTTTGTACTTCGGTACAATGTTAACAGTAATGTTTTCTTCGTATAAACCCTCTATCAAAATAAGGATGTACGAGAATATTTTGTTAGCAATTTTATGTTGTATACTGTATCCTATTGTCTTTATTGGAATATTGATAAGAGAAGTAAGAAGAGGGGATTTAGTTGAAGTTAAACTTTTGTTTCACTTAAACAGTTGGCATATAATTCCTTACTCACTTTTTAGTGCTCAGAAATGTTCTCAAGAAGTACAATGGTTGTGTACTACTGTTTCCTGGAGACGCAGATGATCTTGTACAAGCAGAAGTTCCACTGTAAACCAAATGGATGGACTGAGCGATAAGAGGCGGAATCTTAGACTTAGTGGCAAA